TATGGGCGGACTAAATGCAAGTTTCTTCGATCCAGCAATTGGAGGAATGGGTTATGACTTAGGTCCAAATGCGGGCAAAGGTACAGATGGTTTTGTAAATCAAGATATTATAGGGCAGTCTGCTATGACTCCTCAAATGTCTGGAGCCGTTAACAGAATAATGAACCCAAGAGATAATAATAATAGTAATCAAAGTCAAACAACAACAACAGGTAATACAACAGAAGAAGATGGTACTGATGATGATAATACATATCCTTACTTCGGATATCAAAGACAGTTTCAAACACCTATGACATTTCAAGATATTCTTAATAGGGCATACACCTCTGATCCTGATAGGAAGAATATGTTAGAAAGTTTTGCAGATATGTTTGCTAGATTAAAAAAGGATAACGCATAATGGGAATGTTTGATTTTTTATTTGGAAGTAACGAAGCTCAACAAACTACTTCACAAATTAAGTTACCAGATTATATTGATAAAGCTACTGAATCTTTAGTAGCAACTGCAGGTGATGTAGCCAAAGAAGGATACATACCTTACACAGGACAAAGACTTGCAGGCATAAGCGACATAGAAAAACAAGCTATAACTGATGCTCAAGCTATGCGAGGTATAGGGGGCACGCAAGCTGGCCAAGCTTTCACTGCTGCCACGGCTTCAGGTGCGCCAGCATTATCTAGTGTAAAAGATTACATGACTGACTACAATAAAAATGTAGCAGACATTGCAGCTAGAGAGATGCGTGATCAATCTGCTATAGAGCAACAAGGCATTGGAGCACAAGCTGCAAACGTTGGAGCCTTTGGTGGATCGCGTCAAGCTATCCTAGAGGCAGAACGTCAAAAGCAACAGCAACTACAATCCTCTTTAGGTATGTCAACAACTGCTGGGCAACAACAAGCATTAGGACAAGCTGATATTCAACAGAGAATGGGTATTGGTGGTCTAGGTAGACAAATGGATCAACAAGCTTTAGACTTAGGCTATCAAGGATTTATGGAAGAAAGAGATTATCCTAAAACTCAATTAGGTTTTTACTCAAACATATTACAAGGTGTACCTTACAGTCAATCAACTGTAGGTAGCACATACACACCACAACCTAGCTTTTTAAATCAGGCAGTAGGTGCAGGAATTTCAGGCTTAGGTATAGCCGCAAATTTAGGATGGAATCCTTTCGGAGGTTAGGAGATAAATAATGGCAGAAAAAAATAAAGGTATCTTGGAAATGTTAAACAGAGGAATTCTATCTGCTGCATCTTATCCTTACAACTTTGCAAGTGAATCCCATTTGTAAATACACCATACATTGATGCAGATGCTGATGGATTTATGCAAGGTGGTCTTGTTGATAAAAAAGATTTTGACGCTATAGAAGGATTTGGTATTGAAAAACTTAATAAAAGAATAGCTGATAAGAAAGCTAAAGATGCTGGCATAGCTGCTCTAGATGATTCACCAACAAAAAAATATACTGATATGGACCAGCCTAATGCTATGGGCGGTAAGACTACTTCAAAGAAAGCAACAGAAACAAAAAAAGAAACTACTAAGAAAGAAGAAGAAACTGATGATAAAGGTATGCTTCAAAAGTTCTTTGATAAATATGACTTGGTATCTTTAGGTAATGCTATAGGTAGAGGTGATGGACTATTGAATGAAATTGAAAGACAAGATAAAGAGATAAAAGCTCTATCAACAGCAGCCGAAGAGAAGCAATATCAAAGAGGCAGAGAAGGATTAGCAGATGCTTTATCAATTAGTAAAGCTGAAGTAGATAAGCTATACAAAGAGGGTATGATTAATACTACTTTAACAAGCAGAGCATTTTTATTTGCTAGCACAATAGCCGAACCAGGCACACCAGAGTATAGTGCTGCTATAAGAAAATATTTAGAAGATAATACTTCGTCCGCAGCGGGTAAAGCTTTAGGACTATCCACTCCTCAAGATGTAACTCAACAGGCTTTAATCCAACTGATGCAAAAGAATCCAAACTTTGCTGACATTTTAAAAAGTTTACAAGACGAGAATTACAGTACAACACTAGGTAACTCAGCAGCTTCAACAGATATTGATGCTACTGCAGGTATTAAATAACTAAAGAGATACAATCTCTTGAATGCGCATAGCGCGAGGAACAAATGGCAGAAGACGTAAAGTATACACCTACACCTTATGACCCTACAGCGGCTGCCAACACCCGTGCTCAAGAAGTTATCTCACAATATCCTGAGTTATTCCAATCTTCAAGTCAATCACAACTAGGAAACAATTTAGTTCCTTCTCCCGATCCTAAATCAGTACCCACTAAAAGAGTAAAGATATCTGACGACCCAAGTGCCCCCTTCATAAAGGTTAGGGCTGATGCAACTAACGAACAGATTGCAGAGATATTAAAATCTGAGCAAGTAGAAAAACAATTATACGACCAAGGCTTCTTATACAAGTATGGATTGTCTGCAGAAAGATATAACGCTGCTGATGATTTAAATGATACCTCTATCATGAAAGGCCTCAAGGGTGGTTGGTCTGGTCTTAAACAAATAGGAGCAGGGGCACTCGGAACTATAGCTGATTTATTAGCTATGGAAGAATTAGAGGAAGCTACTAACAGAGCTATTCAACAGTACCAATTGGAAGGTGCAGCTAGCCAGTATACTATGAATGAAGAGACAGGTAAAGCAGAAGCTTTTACTACGTCTATTGAAGAGATTATGGGCTCTGAAGATAAACTAAGTGAGTTTATTGATTGGATTGGTTTTAACGTAGGCAGTGGTGCTGCTACTATTATCCCAATTTTTGCAGCTAGTGTAATCAATCCTACACTAGGTATTGGTGCTATGTATGGTATGGGTATAGGAGATTCTCGAATAGCTCAACTAGAGGCAAGAGATTTTGAAGGAGCTAATGCTGGACTATCTTTAGCAACAGGTGTGTTTTATGCAGCTTCTGAAAGATTGTTTGGTGCGGGTGCTATGCTTCAAAAAACTTTATATAAAAAGTTTGGAAAAGATGCTGTCAAAGCTACAGTAGATAAAACTTTAAAGCAAACAACTAAAGGCATTATAGGTAGAGAATTATTGAAGACTCAAGCTGGTGAGGCTTTAGCTGAGGGTTCTCAGAATATTCTTACTGAGTCTGCAGGACGTATTGAAAAAGGGCTGCAGCCAGGTGAAAGTATTAAAGCAGAGTTGGCTGACTTGTTTAATCGCAGGTGGTGTAGTTAAAAGTGTTAACATAGATAAAAGAAAAAGAAAAATAGACAGTTTAAAAGCAGGTGAAAGTGGTGTCTATGTTAGTAATGATGAACTTATTGAAGACGCTCCTGAAGTACAAGAATACAAAGGTAAAACCTATACAGTTTCTGGTGTATATGATATTAAAGACGAAGATGGTAATCAGAAAAGAGATGAAAATAGGGAAATTATTACACCCACTTATAAGGTAAAAGGGGTTGTAGAAAAAAATGGAAAGAAGTTTGCAGTTCTTGTACGTGATCAAGAAGGATCAGGTGAACAAAACATATTACAACCTATCTCAGATCTATCTGTATTAAATGAACTTAAGTCGCCCATAGATTCAAGTAAAGAACAAAGCATTAATCCTGAAACAGGTGAAGTTAATCCTGATGACATCCCTAAAGCTAAACAAGATTTTATAGTATACGATAAGAATTTACCTGTAAATAAAAACACATTAAACAAATCTAAAAAGATATTAAAAGAACGAGGCTATCCTCAGAGCGAGATTGATAGATATGATGACTATCAAATTGTAGAGTTTGCTAAAGACACTCGTGAAAATGAAAACTATGTTTCAGAAGAAGAGTTTAGTGCCCTAGATCAACTAGGTTACTTTAAAAAATCTACTAGAGTTGTAGAAAATAAAGAAGGTACTATTGAAATTCTTAATGAACCTACTATGGGGCAAGCAGTAGTTTCAGGTATTAAAAATAATACTAACATAAATCCTAAGACTAAAAAATCTTATGGTAGAGAAATGTTAGAAGATATTTTAAATAATAAAATATATAATGACGCTAAAGTTATAAAGACTAATCAACCTACTGGAGAAGTTACTGTTACAGATCCACAAGAACCTTCTGCAATTCAAGAGGCTGCTAATGAAAGAATAAGAAATCGTAAGAGACAATTAAATAATAAATTAAACAGAACAACAACAGAACAAGAACGCAATGAAATTAACACTGAACTAAAACTATTAGATGATGCTATAGAAGTATCAGAACAAAATCCTGAAAGTAGATTACTAACATTAAATGGATTATCAAGAACAGCTTTTGAAGGAAATGAAAGTGATGCAAGACCTAGCGCAATACGTGGTTTAAAAAATCAAATACAAGCTACACAAAATAATCCTTTCTTATCTGAAGAGGCCAAGGCCACTGAGTTAAATTATTTAAATAATTTATTAAACAATGCGGAAGCTAATCAAACCTTATGGCAAAAAACAATAGCATCTTTTGGATTAAAACCTTTTACAGATGCAGAGTTAGAAAGAATTTCTAAAAATTCTTATAGAGGTAAAGGCCCGTTAACTACTAAAGTAAAAGGAAGTACAAAAAAAGTTACAGAGAAAGTAGTCTTAAGTAAATTTTATAAAGACAATCCTGATTTTAAATTAACTCCTGCATTTGAAAACAATGAAAAAGGAATCTATCAAATGCTTAGAGATAGATTAGATCAATTAGGTTTAAGTTTTGTAGGTTTGAATATGGAAGGTAAACCTCTTAGTGAGTTCTTGTTAAATAAAATGAAAGAAGAAGGACACAAGGGTAACTTTTTAATTCATGAAGATTTAGTTAACATGGGTTTAACTTTCCAAAACCCTCAGTGGATAAGTATCTTATCTGTAAACAGTATTGGAGGTAAACAAACATTTGGTAGAGAAATAACTGGCATAGAATCTAGATTGTTTATGTTACATCATGAAGCTATGCATGCTCTTATAGAGAACGGATTCTTTACAAACAAAGAAATGATACTATTCAAAAAGTACGCAAAAGAAAATTGGATAAATGAATACAATATTAAAGAGAGATACCCGAACTTAACAGAAGATCAGCAGCTGGAAGAAGCAATGTCAGATGCATTTGCCTCTCACATATTGAGAGATAAAATTTACAAAGGGCCAGTTAAGCAAGCTTTTTTAAAATTAGAAGCATATCTTATTGCACTATCTGATACTTTATTTAATACGAATTATAAAAAGCCTGAACAAATTTTTGAAGAAATTAGTTTGGGTAAGCGACAAAAGAAAAGAGCACAAGAGTTAGTCAGAGAAGTAAGTAAGACTATTGCTGTTAATAGGAAGAGGGGCACGAAGATGGGATTAGATCCTGATGACCCTTCTTATATAGATTATCACTTTAATCAGTCACAAGCTTTTATTGACGACCCTACTGCACCATCAGTAGACCAAAGGCCTAAACCGAAAAGATCTGAAGTTAGAGATCAGCAAAGGCGAACTGCTAATCTCATTGATCAAGATAAAAATACTTTTACTGATAAAGATAATAACACTACTAACCCTAACAAGTTTGGATTCTTTCAAAGAATTATGGGGCACGCTAAGATATGGGCAAAAGAACATCCTATCTTTACTCCATTGTTGTTAGGAGTTTACAACAAAAATTTAAAAACTAAAGAATTGCAAAGCCAATATGTAGATAAACTGAGTGAAATATTTACTACAGTTATTCAAAATCCAGAGTATAAAATATTATTAGAAAAAGCGTTTGAAATATCTCAACAAGTTGCAGGCAGATATAGAAAAGACGCTGATGGTCGAATTATTTTTAGAGCAGAAAGAGATGGAGATGGGGCAAACAGTACAGTTAAAGCTGGAGATGTTGTTGTCTTAGAGGGAGATATAGCTACTGCTTATGAAGATGTACAATTGGCTATTCAATTGCAACATGCAGAAATTATAAAAGGAATGTTAGCAGGAGGTAATTCTCTTCCTCTTCTAAACGATGTTTTAGATCTAATGGCTGAGTTTGTACCACAGCCCGATGCTAAAATATTTATTAATGGTACTAAGTCAATTAATGAAATGACAAAAGAAGATTATGAAAACTTAACATCAGGAGACATTGATGCTATGGTAGATATTTTACAAGGTATACAAAACCTTTCTTTATCTACAGACATACAAAATATTAACGGCCTTCCTTTAACTGAAGCCAGAAGAAAAGAATTGTCTTCAAGAATTAGCACCATGTTAGGTAGACTAGATGAAACAAAAGACGAACAGTTTAAAGTTGGATCAGGATTATTGGCTCTTAACTTTGAATTAAAAAAATATGATGAGTTTTTAAAAACAGATTATATCCCTTTACAAAGATATGGTGATAAGTTTATTACTGTTAAAAATAAAACAACAGGTGAGGTTGTTGATTATAGAATGTTTAATAAAGGGAAATACATTGACAAATTTATGAATGAAGAAAAAGAAGTACGACAAGATTTAAATGAAAAGTATGGAGATTCAAATGAATTTATTATATCTGATACTAAAGAAGTATCATTAAATAGGTTAAAACAAAATCGTATTGCAGATCTAGCTTCAATAGATTCAGCAGCTCAGTCCATGTCTGATGTAAATGTGAATGCTTATCTAGAGATTAGAAAAGAATTAAATACTATACTGAATAAGGGAAGCTCAGCTGGCCAACCTGTTGTAGGTTTTAGTTCTTTTATTGCTCCTCGTAAAAAACAGGGAGGTGTTCCTGGTTTTAGTACAGATTTCGTAAGGGGAATTAGTCAATATGGACAAGCTTCTAGTACATTTGCTGCAGGAAATAGATTTAATAAGAGTATTAGTGATGCATTTATTAAGTCACAACAAGATGATGTTATAGATTCTGAAGGTAATTCAGTTGACCCTATGTTACAAAAATCTATTAAGAAATGGTATGATTATGTAAATGACCCTAAGCAAGAATATGCAGCAATTAGAAGAATGGGTTTTTGGTATTTCTTAGGTGGTAACGTGTCATCAGCATTGTTGCAGTTAATGAGTATTGTACAATTTGTTGGTCCAACTATCAGTACTCTTAGCGGAAATAAACAATCAGCTGTCGTAGAGTTAGGTAAGGCTTTTAAAGAAGTAATGGCTATGATGCAATTTAATGGTAGAAAATATCAAGACGTGTTTTTAGATTTTAGTAAACTACCTGACGATATTAAAGAAGATGCTAAGCTTGATATTATGAATGGTATTATAAAACAAGGCATGGCCTTACATGAAACTGGGATGCCTACAGGTGCAGGTATTAGAAGCGGTAGAGATAAAAATAGAGACAAGTTTAGAACTGTAGAGAATACTATAATAGGTGGTATGTTTAATACTATGGAAACTGTAGCTAGACTATCTGCGTATATTGCTACGTATAGAATGATGAAAGACCCTAAGTCTATTCAAAATGCAACAGATCATTACTCTAGTGATAGAGATTTTATAGCTAATGTAAATGCTAACAATGGAGTGGTTACTCCTCGAATTGTAGCACAACAAATGATAGAAGAAAATTTTGGTGTGTACGGAAAAGAACAAAGACCTGAATTAATGAGAGGAATTGGTTCTGTATTTTTATTGTTTCAAACTTATATAAGCCAGATGTTTAGTTTAATGGGTAGACTATTGACAAGGTCAGGTAGTCCTGCTCAACGTGCTATAGGTAGAAAAATATTAGCTAAACAAATGGTTATGATATTAGCAACAGGTGGTTTATTTGGACTACCATTTGGTGATGACTTAGCTTGGCTTATGGAGATGATGTTAAAAACATTCCCTGGATTAGATGTAGATATAAGAAACGAAACTAAAAAAATGTTATCTGCCAGCATTGGGCCACGAGCTACAGAACTTTTCACAGACGGAGTGTTTAACGCTGCTCTTGGTATAGATGTACAAAGAAGATTATCTTTTGGTAATATACCTGGATCACAACAAATAAGAGCTGCTTTAGGTTTAGCTGGTTTTAATACAGGAACAACTCCTGATGCTGTATTTGGAGCACCTGGTGCTATACTGTTTCAAAATGCTAGAAAAGTGTTTAGAGACTATGATCAAACAGGAGAGTTTCCTTGGGCAGCTGTAATGCACACAGCACTTCCTACTTTTTTAACTAATGCAGTTAAAGGTGGACAAATGGGATTAACAGGTAAAGCTGAAAGCGGATACGGTACCACTATATCTTCTGATATAAATGCACTAGAAGGTTTGGCTAAAATGGCAGGATTTAATCCCACTAAATTATCTAAGGAAAGAGAAGTGTTATTCTTAGAAAGAAAAAATTCAGGGCGTAACTCTATTAGGCAGAAAAGATTTAACAATAGAATTAAAAACACATTTAGAGAACTGTTAGTTGGTATACAGGAAGATAATAGAGATGCACAATTTGATGCGCAAAACGAATTAAATAAAATTATGCTGGAACTTTTTGATTATAATAGTAAACAAAAACCTAAGAATTTATTAACAGTTGATACATATAGATTATTGCAAGAAGCTTTCTCTGACATTAACAAAGAAGTAAGATATGTAAAGTCTGGATATTTTAATTTTGTCGATACTTTAGCTGATAGAGAGGCGCGAGGCTTGCAATAGCCCCGCACCAATAGTGATTACTTAGACCACTGTACCCAGTCTTTAGATTTTGCGGTGACTGTATTATCCGCTACTACAGGAACTTGAAAGGTTACTCCATACTCAGGGTGTGTGAACCACAAAGCTTGTTGAGGCCTTTCTGATACGAATCGATTTGAGTAAGCATACTCATCATACCCTTTAGTCGAGCCATTAACAATCGTACCTTTAAGAGATATGTACTGGTGATAGTGACCTAGTATCACATAGTCTATAGTTTTGTTTTGATTGTTATACTCTTGCTTAATCTTTTGGACACCTCTAGATATGGGGCCAAGCATACCTACAATACCTGAGCCACCAGCTACACCTAGACGATCTCCATGTGTCAACAAGTAACTGACACCATAGATCTTATATACTGTATCGAACCCACTAGGAATTTGAAACTGTATACGGTCATCATTCTTAAAATGCCTAGACAATAAATTGTATAGCATCCAATCGTAATTAGTTTTGGCGGCTTGCTTATGTCTGTATTGTTTGTATGTTCTTGAGTGATTACCAAATGTACAAGGTACAAATACTTTACCGAATACATCAGCAAACTTTTCTAGTCCCCATGACAATTGATCTATCAATTCAAGAACGTGTTCTATATTAGAACCATCATTGTTCTCTGCTAGTTCATCATGTATATCTCCTGATATCATGTCACCACCTAGAGCTACTACAATTCCAGGGTAGTTAGGGTTAACCATGTGATTAGTACACAGGTCAATGGTAGTCTCAATAACTGTACGTAGCCTACGTGAGGCTATGTCTCTATCATATTCATTGATACCATTCACGGCTTCCTTATCCACTACTTCGCCCCAATGAAAATCAGATAAGAAGATAGTAGGTACTCCAGGTGCCCCCTTCGCAGGGCTAGATTTAGTGAGCCACTTAGGTGGTTTAGCTACATGCTTATCAGCTTTGATGAGGCTGTCTTTAAGTCTTTGATGTGAGACATTCTCTTTGGCTAGTACTTCGACCTGCCTTTTAAGTATACGCATCTCTGCATCATGTTCGAATTGTTTTTCTATTAGTGCGGCTTCAGCATCAGGGGGCACCATTGTGGGTTTAATCCCTTGTAGTTGTGCCTGTTCTATTCGTTCTATTAGGGTGGTACGCGGAATGCCTAGCGATCTGGCAGCTGCTGCCTTGTTTCCTTTGGCAGAAATCACCGCGTTTAGTGCGTCGATTAGTTTATTTTTCATGTATAGTTCTCCTGTAGATTGTGGATATTACCACGTTTTTTACCCCTTGTCAACAACTTTCTCTAATGCTATAATATCTGTATGGAAAAAATAACAGACGCAATAGTAATGACTACCCCCGTTGTTAAAGTAGGTGGGGATGCAGTTAAGATTGAAGACGAATCTAACGGTTCATAGTAACCCCCAAACAGTAAAGGAATAAAATGGCGAATAAATATTTTCAAAAGAAAGGTGAGGCTATTAAGTCAGCTAAACCAAAAACAAAAAACACCTCAACTAAATCTAAAGGCCCGAAGACAGAAGGCAAGACTAGGACAAAGAGTGAGTTTACAAAAAGAGTGAAGTCTGGATTTGATAGTTTAAAAAAAGTAGGATCTGATGTTAAAAAAACAATTACAACTAATAAAAAAAAGACAGGACCTGATCCTTTAAAGTTAGCTAACCCTAAAAAGAAACAAAGTTTTGGAGAAGCTTTTAAAGCTGCTAAGAAAGCTGGCGTTAAAGAGTTTGAATACAATGGTAAGAAGTACGCCGCTGTAACTAAGGACGAAGTTAAGAAGGCTGGATTCAAAGATGGTAAAAAAGATTTAGGAAAATATCTTAACACTAAACTAGGAAACAAAGCTAGATAATAATGGCTATGTCCAGAGCTAGTCTATATCAGACTACCAAAAATAAACCTAAAGCAAATGCTCCAGGCGGTAAGAAATTATCTCCTAAGCAAAAAGCTATAGCGAATAAGGCAGCCCCTAAAAATAAAATAACAGGCGCAGATTTTAAAGCTATTAAGAACCGAGGTAAAAAAAGAGTTAAGCCTGATGGTGGTCCTGTAGTTATGTCGCCTAAGTTAAAGAAACTCGTTGGCTATGTTAAAAAAAAAGTCAACAGTAAATAAAGCAGCTAACTATACCAAGCCAGGTATGAGGAAGACTTTGTTTAATAATATTAAAGCAGGCAGTAAAGGTGGCGGAGCTGGTCAATGGTCAGCAAGAAAAGCACAGATGTTAGCCAAGCAATATAAAGCAAAAGGAGGAGGTTATAAATCATGATGAAATTTATAAGAGCAATCGTCTGCAATATCTTTCACATTAAACAATGTGATTGTACTATGCCTGCAAAGAAAAAAAATAAAAAACGTTTCTAATGCCTGGTCTTAAAAAACCACAAAGAAGTTTAAAGGCATGGACTAAACAGAAGTGGCGTACCAAATCAGGTAAGCCCTCTACGCAAGGACCGAAGGCGACAGGTGAAAGATACTTACCTTCATCTGCTATTAAAAGCTTATCAGCTAGTGAGTATGCTGCAACATCTGCTGCTAAAAGAAAAGGCAAAGCCCAAGGTAAACAATTTGTTGCACAGCCTAAGAACATTAAGAAGAAAGTTAAGAAGTACAGGAAGGTTACGTAATGTTAGAAAAACTATTAGGCGGAGGCCTTGTTAAAACAGTAGGATCTATAATAGATTCTGTTCACACAAGTGAAGATGAAAAGAATAATGCAAAAATTAAACTTAAAGAAATTGAAGCCACACTTAATCAGGCGCAAAGTCAAATTAATTTGGCAGATGCTAAGTCTACTTCTGGTGGTATCTCTGGTTTCTTGCAGCGTTCCTGGAGACCACTCATTGGATTCTCCTGTGCTCTCGCAATCGCATGGGAATACGTCATTAAGAATTTTCTCATATTCTTTCTAGCAGTATTCGATGTACAAACACAAGAGTTACCTGCACTAGATATGGGTACATTGATGCCTTTAGTCATGGCTCTCTTAGGAATGGCTGGCATTAGAAGTTTTGAGAAAGTAAAAGGGGTTGCTAAGTAATGAAAAAAAATTTAGAGGAGAGAATAAAAGAACATGAAGGGTTTAGATCTTTCATATATAAAGACTCACTTGGTAAGGCTACGATAGGGTGGGGCCATTTGATAACAAAGGAGGACGACTATGAAGAAGGCGTTGAATATAGTGTGGATCAGCTTGAAGATACCTTTCAGCACGATCTGGAAAATGCTAGCCAGGGCGCTATGCGTATTGCTGCGGATTGTGATATCCACATTAACGAGCATAGAGCAGTGGTTTTCGAAGTTCTAATCGAAATGGTATTCCAACTTGGTGAAAGCGGAGTTAGGAAATTCAAGAAGTTCTTATTGAACTTATCCAAACTTCAGTACAATGGTGCGGCAGATGAGATGCTCGACTCTAGGTGGAGTATGCAAACTCCGCACCGTGCTGAGGAACTTTCTTTAATAATCAGATCTCAAGCTGATGCTTAAGTGGGTACTGCTTGCTCAACTTTGTCTACCTGGTGGTCAATATGAAGAGAAGAGTTGCATAAGAATTATGGGCGAACCTGTACACGAAAGCTTTGATACTTGTATGTTTGAAGGATTCGATATATCTCAAGAGATAGAAGATCTGTTTACAAGTGGTGGCGGATTCTATTATAGTTGTGTGGATACTTTCTCTATGGACACACTAGATAGGTACAGAAACTAATGTCATTTCTTGTAGCTAACATACCACCGACTGAAGTCCTTGTTAAGAAGGAATATCTCTATGACTTTGAGAGGGGGCACGGTGAATACGAGCCAGGTGTATGGATAACCGTTAAGTCTATACAGGGCAGAGCTCTGTACTTTGAGACATACCTCTATGAGACTGGCGCTTTATACGATAAACTTCCTATATCGGCGTTTGTATGGAAGGAAACCAAAGAAGAAATGAAGCTGGAAGACCTTGAATTATGGGACGCTTTTAGCTATCACATCTCAGTTATACAAAAGGTGAGTGTAGGGTCGGGTAAATGTAAATACAAGGCTCCTAACGGGAATTTTTATTTTGGTGAGTATTTATACACCATAGATAGTTGTCATCCTGAGTACAACATACCAGATGTGGGGTATTCTGAGATACCTACACAGCATAAGTCTTTTAATATTATTCAATTGGACAATGGATACTTCGCTGCTCAGCCTAATAACCGTGTCATATTCTATGACAAATCTTTATCACCTAAGAAGATGAGGTTCCCTGATTACAAGGTATCTACTATTGAGTATGGTGTTGAGAGTAAATCTAAGTATACCGCAGGTGACGATAACAATTTCTTCTATGAATTTAAAGAGCAAGACTAGGTAGTTTTCACTACCCAGCTTCTCTGATCTAGTAACTACTTGATGTAGGTTCTAGGAAAGACTTTAAAGTCTCTGTAGTAGGCTAATGCCCATTGCCAATCATCTTTATACTCGTTCTTGACAAACAGTTCGAGTTCTTTTTCCGCGCTAGTATCTTTAGTTTCAAACATATTGATAAACTTATCAATAGATAATCTGGTCATACTAAACACATTGTTCTTTATGTTTTCCATAGTTTCTCCCGTTTGGATATCTCGGCTAAGGCTCTCCAATAGTCCTTATCCTTGATGGGGAGTTTATCAAACTTATAGCGTTTAGTCAATTGGAAATCGGTGAATGACTGGTATAGCAATTTTGCATGCCTGTCATATTGAGTAGACTCGGGGTAATGGAATGTGTCCATAGTTCTCCTGTGTATTGGTGTAATAAAAAAGGGACAGGCTTTTCAGTCTGTCCCTCACTCGGTGTGGAAGTTGAGTATCCCCAAACTTTCCTTAAATATTGCATCTAAGGCGCGTAAGGTTCTTTGTGCCCCCCACTTATTAAAATAAGTATATCATAGTTGATACTATTTGTCAACATTAAAATGCATCAGACCAGTTACCTTGTACTGCACCCTTGGCATATTCAGTGGACCTAGTCTCAAAGAAGTTCTCATGAGCCTGCCCATTGACTACATAATCTACCCAGTCTAGTGGGTTTTCTTTGACTCCGTAGTTAGGTTTGAGTCCTAGCTGTAACAACCTTCTGTCTGCCATATAATGTATATAACTCTTAACCTCTTCAGGTGTTAGTCCTTCGACAGGACCTTGACTGAACGCCAGGTCAATGAACTTCTCTTCGAGAGTTACCATATCTCTACATATATCGTAGAGTGATTTCTTAAAGTCATCATTCCATAGCTCAGGTTGTTCATCTAGTATTGTATGAAATAGTTTAAGCATGTTCTCAACGTGATGGTTCTCATCTCTGATAGACCAAGCCACGATCTGTCCCATGCCTTTCATCTTACCAAACCTTTGGAAGTTTAATAGCATAATGAATGACCCAAACAATTTTAAGCCCTCACCAAATGCAGAGAAGACTGCCATGTCTCGAATAACTTTTTGATTGTCCGTGCCCCCTTTGCTTTGCCAAAGATAGTTGTGCTTGTCTGCCATTTCTTTATACTCTTGAAACGCTTTGTACTCTCTGTCATCCAT